CTCACTATCAAGATCGGGTGGAATAAACACAGCAACACCAGAGGACTGGAATAGATTGAGAAAATCGCACCCAGCAATTGAGCGAAAAGAGCATCCCGAAAATCTACGGGAGGAGAACGTCTATTCACCATCTCACTACACGCATGCAACTGGCGCTGAATGCATCGACATCATGATTCAGTTATACGGTAAGCAGAGGGTTGAGGAGTGGGCCGAGATCACATCGTTTAAGTACCAGTGGCGAAATGGATCTAAAGAAGGGAACTCGTCAGAGCAGGACAAGATGAAGTCCATTTGGTACAACCGATTTAGCATGGGGGATGACCCTCGAAATGACTGATTTTATTATTAGATGTGTCGCTGGATATGGCTTCTTGCCAATCATTCGCGACGTTGACAATGAAGAGATTTACCGTGGTGAATTTCAAGACACTGCACAAGACGCACTTCAGTGTTGCTTGGATGTATTTGAGAGGTCTCAAAATGATTAATGGAAGAGCAAAAGGTCATGCGTTTGAGCGTGAGCTCATCAAGAAATTTCATGATGAGTTCGGCGAATGTGCCGACCATTTAAAAAGAAACTTAGATCAGTATCAGGTGGCCGGCAAAGCTGACATTGAGTTCAATAACTTAATGATCGAAGCCAAGCGCTATGCGAAGGGTTCTTGGTTCAAGCCCGACTGGTGGGAGCAGACCTTGACCTCTGCGGGAGAGACGCACGTTCCACTATTGATCTATAAATATGATCATCAGCCGATCCGATTCGTGTTCAGGCTAAAGGACATAATGGGTGACCCTTATATCGAAGGTACTGCAACCGTTGATTACGCAACAGGCATTATGCTCATGCGTGAGATTCTGGAGTATCAATGAAACCAGACAAGTTCAGGGCTCTTGTAAAAATGGCGGCGGAAAAAATCCAATACCCCCTGTGCCTAAAAGCCATAGAGGGAAGCATGCACAAAGACTTCCACGCACTAGCAAGAGCAACTCTAATCTATTACCTACCAAGCCAGATAGTAGGGCTGAAGACTAAGGAAGAAAGGAGAGAGGCAATCAATTCAATACCTGAGATTGCTGACCCGATACACACAAAACAATTCATCATGCACGGCGTAAAGGTGCTTTGGAATAAATACAGAAAGGACGAACTTAATGGCAAGACCACTTTACGAAACAGCCGCTGATCTAAGTCGAGAGGCTAAGGTTATGCACACTGCCGCAGAAAAATGGCAATGTGACTACTTAAAGCTACCACTGAGCTACAGGCTAGACTTTGCCTTGATACGAAATAATAGGCTAGTGGCTCTAGCTGAGATTAGGGTTAGGAATGTTACGGCCAGTAAATATCCTACCATTATTTTTTCAGTCAATAAGCGAGCTAAGGCCAACCAGTTATCGGATCAAATCAAGGTGCCTAGCTTTTTTGTAGTGAAGTACGATGATGAAATTAGGTATATAGATTTTGCCGAGACGCCTGATGATTTTCAGGTTGGCGGTAGGACGGGGGCTAACAGAAGGGATCAAGCCGACGTTGAATTGGTCGGCCATTATGATGTTGATAGGATGATGATTCTTTAAAATTTGAATAATAATTTAGACCAAAAAAAAGCCCCCGAAGGGGCTAGACGCCTAGGCTTAACTTCAAGAGTTTGAGGTTCGACCGGCTCATTTGTCGTGCATGCTTTGGGTCACCATCACGCCGCCAGTTAGTAACGGTGGTCGGTGACACATCGAGCATTTCTGCAATTACTTTGCTTGTTAATTTATGATCTTTTATCAGAGCGATCAGTTCAGGGTTTTTCATGCTGTCTCCAGTGCTTGTCGTTTTGCTCGTTCAACATCTATTTCGCTGAAGCCTTGAGCTAGTTGCTCTGCATGCTTTATACATTCCTGAGCCTTATCATCGTCAGGTGCAGTAATGGCTAGCTGAAGAGCAAGCACAAGGGCATCAAAGTGATTAGAGGGGCTTTTAAAGTTCATCACGCCACCTCCGAGCAGTGCTGATCATAATCTGCGGCCCATGCTTCACTGACTTCATTGATGCCGTAGTCGTAGATTATTTCATCAGGATTTTGTTTCCACTCATGCATGTATCCGAACCATGAGTAGTCTGTTTCGGCTTCACCGGTGATAAGGTAGATACACCCCATATCTCCGGCTTCACTAGCATCCTTGGCGTCCTTGTAACTGGTGCCGCGATACTCAAACTCACCTTCGATATCAACCTCGATCTTGTAACCTTTTGCTAGACCCCATTTGATGAGGTGTAAGTGTGCTTTTTTCATATTATCCTCCTCAGGATTTTGGTTAAAGTTAACACTAGTAAGCTACCCCGAAAGATAGCTTAGTGCTGTTTACTTTTCTATCTTGGTGACTTTCCACTCACAATTAAAGTAGTGGTCTCCCACTGGGTATTCAAACGGGGGGTCATTGGCCGCCCAACCAGAATCTTCCTTAGATGTCACTGTGGCGGTGACAAAAGACTCAGATTTAACCCACGTTACGCCGAAGTCATCGATAAACGCATCTCCTGCCTTTAGGGTTTTAAATTTAACTTTTTTCATATTATCCTCCTCAGGATTTTGGTTAAAGTTAACACTAAGAAACCACCGTCTCCAGTGGCTTCGTGGTGGTTACTTTAAAGTTCTCCATTGTAGCGTGGATCTAACGAGTCCTCACGCCCTTCATCGGAGGCTAACATTTGGCACTCAGCTTCCATCGTTGCCAGAAGCTCTCTCTTTGTTGGTTCGGTGTGTGTCATCCCGTTTTGGGGTAGGGTCATACCGTCCCACTCTGTGCCATTTTGCTGAACGTAGACCTTGATGCCATAAAACTCATAGTCATTTTTAGCACCTCGCTTTTTTATTTTGAGAATAAAAGGACTGTTGTATGTTTCACTCATGACGCCACCTCCGTCTTAAGTTGGTCAATGATCTTACCCATGCGGATGATCTCACTTCTAGCCCATGCGGTATCGCCAGTGCCTTCCATGATCGCGACCAACATCACTGCGGTCTCTTCCCATGTGGGGGTCATATCGATGTATTCAGTTTGTGACTGGCTCATGACTTCCCTCCACTAAAGGTTGGCAGACCCAGATCCGACCATTTGACACTAAGGTCGTTGTGCGCCTTCTCTAGTTCTACCTGCGAATCCAAAGGCTCTAGAGACTCAAGCAGGGTCTCTCTGATTTTATTGAGAGCTTGCTCTGCATCCCGAATAGCCGGTCTTGCGTCACCGCAGGGTTCATTGAGAATAATGTCTTCAGCCTTCACCGAGGCATCCCAAATTATTTTAGCTACACGCTCAACTGCTTCTCTTGTATGTTCGTTCATAATAATCCCTCCTCAGGGTTTTATTTCAGTGTCAAAGTTAACACTAAGAAGACACCATGATGGTGGCTTCGTGGTATTTACTTCTTGCGTCGGGCGTTCCATTTCCTCTGTTTATCTCCAACGGTTAACATGGCTCCGTAACATGCAACCATGAATATACCACAGATAATAATTCCAAAAATAGCATTTAGCATAAGCAACTCCAGTGTTATAGTGTGATTGACAGATCTGGGCAGTGGTCATCCTTGACTAGAACTTCCTCAGGTCTTGCTCAGATCTGTCACTTTTAACTGAACATCTCCCTTATTTGATGCATCGCGGTGCGATACTTATCACGCCGCAAAATGCCATCCTGCACGGTGTAAAATGCATGGACTTTGTTGCGTCTCAAGTCAGAGTGAGATTTGAATGCAACGTGGTGACTGCCCTCGATTACCCAACTAGCGTACCTAAAGTCACCAAGGCGCTTTAAGACACGATAAGTTTCGGGCTGAGAGTCCGTAAGATTAGCTACAAAATAACTCATGTTTGACCTCCTCAGGTCTAGTTTTCCAAGACACCCAGAAGGGTGTTTCGACTGGTTACTATCCAGTTCTCATTCAGTTGGAATTTTTAGGCATTTCTTTCATCTTCGTATTCTTTAAAAAACACCAACATTTTATCTAAGTAATTATCGTCAGTCAGAGCCTCTACAATGTTCCTAATCCAATCTTCATGAGTCATAAGGCAATTGTCTACATCGACATCGTAGTAAGTCTCGAACATTTGAAACAGTTTTTGCTGTTGTATTGTCATAACATCCTCCTCAGGATTATTGGTTATCTAGGACGCACCGAAGTGCGTTTCGACTGGTCACCATCCAGTACTCATTCAGCTAGAAAAAATTGAATCGGGGAAAATGAATCCCTCACCCCTATGCCGCATTCTCTAGGGGGAGAGACTCTTGCTTAACATCCATCCAGTCCATAACCTTCTGCGCTTCACTAGCCGCCTTAAAGATATAGTCATTGTCTCCACTCAAGGCTTGGAGCCAAGAGTTGAGGTATTGAGCATGATCCTCTCTGGGGGTGCTTGAAACATCCAAGTGGTTACATAGAAAAGCCGCTGATAACTCAGCAACTAACTCCTCAAATGCGTATCCCTTTTTGTTCTTTAGATCCAAGCGATCAAGCCGTGATGAATGACCGGTACAGTGCGCTGACTCATGCAACAGCGTTGAGTAGTAACACTCAGTCGCAGTCGATGTTTTGGTTGCGATGAACTGGTCACGTTGTGGCATATGGATGAAGTCATTGGCCGGCTGATAATAAGCGCCACCCTCAGTGCTATGACGTATGTCAAAACCAAGGTTATTGACGTACTGGTCAACAGCTTCCAGTCGCTCAGTGAGATCAACTCTCTCACCCAGTTCAGGTGCAGACCATGACTCCCCAGTCTCAGCATGTAGCACTTGACTGGCAGGGAACACTGAAGCGCCCCTGAAGCCAAACATCTTGCTGTCGCCGGTTTTCTTATCCTTACCAATCATCGGCACTGATATGCCTACAGACTTGCTACCCTTTTGTACTTGGTAGCCAAGATCAGCCCACTGCTTGTAAGTAGCAACAGTCCGGTAGCCTAGCAAGCCAAGCCACAGTGCATTAAGTCCGCGATAGTGTTTACCGCTTGATGCATTGGTCGGTCTTCCACCAAGTGTCTTAAATGGCATGGTGAAGTCAGAGCCAGTCGCTTGGGCGTCTTTGATCATATCGATGATCTGGGCAGTAATAGTTTCTTTGATATCTTTCTTCATGATAATTGCCTCCTCAGGCGTAGTTATCTAAGACACTCCGAAGAGTGTTTCGACCGGTAACTATCCGGTACTCATCAGTTAGAAAAATTTGGATCGGGGAAGAAATAATCAACCCCCCAGTGCCGATTACTCATAGGCATTAAACAAAGGATCAATGAGCTCAACTGCTTGTTCAAGCAACCCTGCGGCATCTTCAGCATTCCACTGGTAATGCTCGCTAAGGTCACCCAGATCATTCTCCCACTCAAGCCTCAGGTCATCTTGATAGTCTTCAATGCGTGATCTAAGTGCATCGATAGCCAGTGCCAGTTGATAGGCAGGACTGTTTCGGTCGGGTGTTACTTTCATATTTACTTGCATGGTTGGCTCAAAGCTATCCGACTCTGTTCTATCCTGCGTTTCTTTGTCAGAGCATCCCCAGTTGGGGTCAAGTGTTAAATCTAATTTACTCATGTTGTGTCTCCTCAGACGGTTAAATAAAAACAATAGAACCCACTCCTCAAGCGGGCTCGATGTAGTTACTCAGATGTTGGTGATGATGATGTAGATGAATGTTACGGCGACCCAAACGATCAACGCGTAGTCGGTATACCTTGAGTCAATGATAGATTTAAGAAGTTTCATAGCTCCACCCCCACGACTTTAGCTTGGAAGATATAGCCCAGTCTCTTCATAAGAAGTCTGGTCTCGTAAGTTAAGGTCTTGGTTCCGGCGATCAGGGCAAAGGTCTCACCGATCTCACACGTTGGGTAAACCACTTGGGTGCCATAGTTATTTTTTATCTCTACTTGAAGTTCCATGTTGTGCCTCCTCAGGCTTTAAATAAAAACAAAGGAAACCACTCTCTCGAATGGCTTCGATGGATTTACTTAGATGGCGACAATGCGCTCCCGACCAAACTTCTCCCACAGCCGCTCGTCACCCATAGTTAGGTAGGTGCTGAACTCTGTGATCTCGTCGGTATAGTCTCGCTCAATGCTGATAGCGTAAGTCACATCAGCGGTAATCTTTCCAGATCCGGTAAGGTCAATAGATTTGACGATGCCTTCAATGTAGCAATCGGTGCGACTTACAAAGTCATAGGCTCGTATCTTGGTTCCAACTTCAAAAGTTAATGTGTTCATGTTGTGGCCTCCTCAGGCTAATTGGTTCGCAGGAACCACCAATGCGGTGGCTCTTGCAAATCAACTCAGCGGTAGGTAGCCGCTAGGTTGGTTTGTTCCTTACTGGGCTTGCTACTCGCCGAAGCTTTCACTATCCAGAACCCAAGACCTTAAACCCGCTTGGGGAGGGCAACCTACAGTCCGTTGTAGGTTGGCGAGTCATGTCGGAGACTCCGTAGCCGTTACTGTATGTCTATACAGTGGTCTAAAATCTTGCTCAACGAGCAGTTAGGCGAGTGTAATCCATGCTATATCCATTTTGCAAGCAGTTTTTCATTAGGGTACAATAAATCCATGAAATCAATCAGTTTAAAGGCGTGGTAGATGATAGCTTTGGGGCAGTGTTAAACGTGGATGTGTTCGAGAAACGCTTGGATCGCATCGAGGCGAAGTTGGACAGTGTGAGCGTTACTCTCACCCACCTTGCTCGCATTGACGAACGCCTTACCGGTGGTCATAAGCGCATTGACCGCCATGAACAGCGGTTGGATCTGCTTGAGGACCAACAGAGAACGATTGAGACTCGCATCGCTGAGACGATGGGTAAGTCAATGATTGTCGAGCGTGGCGCTTGGGTAGTGTTCGCGGCAGTCATCGCAGGATTAGCCGAAATTTTTTAATCGCGGAAAAAAGGAATTAAGCACCCCAGTGCCGATTACTCCTAAGGGTAAGTAAACAAATGAAACAGACAGAGACAACAGTAAAGCCAGTAAACCTGAGGCAAGAACGCTTTGTTATGGAGTATCTATCTACTGGCAACGCAACCCAAGCCGCAGAGAGAGCAGGCTACAAGCACCCCAACGTGCAGGCATTCCGCCTGTTAGTTAATGTTAGTGTAAAGACGGCCATTGAGGCTCAAAGGAACCGATTAATGCAGGATTCAGAGACTAAGTTGGCGTCCTATGTGGCGTCCCTTGAAGTAGAGAGCAGAGATGCAGACCAATCCGGAACGAGAGTGCGAGCCCTTGAATTGCTGATCAAGGTAGTAGGTGGCTTTGCCCCAGAGCAGAAGGAGATACATAGCTATCATGGCGCTTTTTTGGCTGATTTGGACATGGATGAGCCCGACTTGGACGAGCTATTGGTTGATAACTCTAAGGATATCAGCGACTTACACTAGCCGGCCACTACACTACTAAGGTGATGGCCCTATCTAAGGCCTGATCCAGAGCCCATGCCGGATGCCAGAGCCCATGCCGGATGCCATCGCGCATGTAATAGAAGGTAGGGGGGAGGGGTAGCGATCTGAGTCTGACGCGGTTCGATGGTGTGGTTCCATGGGGGGACTATCAGGAAAA